CTTGTGCTCAACCACCAGGTCCTCAGTAGCAAGGAGTTTGGCAAGTTGGGACTTGATTTCGTGGCGGACGGTCATTGCTCTGTTGCGTATGGACCTATTATACAAAAAAAGGAGGTCCGAAGACCTCCTAGTGGACAGTTTGAAAAGTGGTTTACTTCTCCCCTTCTCTCTTGCCGAAGGTCTTATGCACCATTGTATCTAACTTTGAATGAAACTCAGTCTCCTTCTCTTTACTTGCTCCTTCCTCTTCTTCTTCGCTTTCCTTTTCCAATTCATCAGGAGCATACTTTACTGTCTTACCATCTTCACGCTTGACAGTATAATACTTCCCTTTTCCTTCTGGATCAACCTTTACAACTTCACCTTCCATTCCACTTTCTTTGCAGGTGACTTCATCACCAACCTTAAAGTGGGATTCGCTGATTGGTGCATAGATTGAAGCATATGCCTCAACAAATCCCCTAAATTGCTTTAAATCCATTTTCTTGACTTTTTAGGTATTTATAAAAAAGAAGCGTCTCGTTGATTGAGACGCTTCTTGAGTGCTTGGCGACGTGCCTTTGCTTGTCGGAGTGCTTGTGGTTTCAGTTTTCGCTTCTGCTCCTTTTTAGAGTGATGTTGCCAGTTTGGGGTGTTCATTGCTCTGGTTTTTTCTTCTCACCCATTTTACCATGAAGGTACTTCTTTTTGAACTCTTCCCAACCTTCAGGGGGAGCAGATGGTTTTGGTTGTGGTTTTCCTTTATACTCTTGATATGGAGAACCATTCTCTTCATCAATTCCAAGTCTCTCTGCCGCTTTCTTCATCCTGTCACGCATTGATTTTCTACGTAACTCTTGTTGTATTTTAGGTTGCTGCTCTCTTGCTATTTTTGCAATCTTTCTCTCTTCATCCGAACCGATTATAGAATCAATTCCTTGTTTTGCTTTTTCCTCTGCTCTTCTACGTGCTTCTGCTCTTCTATCATCTCTAGCAACTTGGCGGCGAGTTACTTCGGGACTAACCTTACCGCCCTTTCTACGTGCCTTGAAACTATCGCTAGCATCTGCTTCAGAAATAAATTCCCTAAAAGTCTTCATTGAACTTTTTACTTTTATTTATTTTAGGAAACCTTTTTACTGAAACCTTTGACCTTATCAAATCTAACGATGTTATCAAACTTGTCCATAAGATCATCAGTCTTATGTGAAATCACAAAAACGTTTGCGTCAGTTACAACATACTTAATGATCTTTGTAAAATAATCTGTTCCGAATCCATCAAGTGAACTATCAAAGATCTCATCAAGAATTAAGAGATTAGTACTTGCAGAGTTTTTCATCTTTGCAATCTCCCTCCAGGTGAAGAGGAGAGAAAGGTCAATCCTCATCTTCTCCCCTTCGCTGAATGACTCATAACTAAAATCTTCATGAATTGGGGACTTCACCGTCTCTTTGAATTCTTCATCCAGAGAGAAGTTAATATAGAAGTCCATCAATTGAAGATATTTGTTGATCTGCTGATTCATAAGAGGCAGATATCTCTTAATGATTTTGGATTTTACTCCACCATCCTTCATTAAAGAATGTGCAAAATCGTGGTAAACGTTTTTTTCTTTTTGTTTGGATTGTGTCTTTTGAAGATCCTCCAGTTCTTCAATTAACTTTTCTAATGCATGGCGTTCAGAATTTCGGTTTTCAAGTTGTTCGGTAATAGTTTGAATTTCCTGCTCCAGATCTCTTGTTCTGGTGTGCAGTCCTGAAATCCGAGTATTTGCTTTAGAAATCTCATGCGTTAAGTTAGTTGCCTCCCTAGAAAGTACCTTGAATTGGTTTTCATTTTCCTCTTCAAGTCTGATGGCCTCCTCTAACTCTTCAAAACCCTGTTGGAGTTCCTTTGCTTTAGTTTCGGCATCATTAATTCTATTTAAGCGAAACGATTCCTCAATACTTTGAGTACAGGTAGGGCATACCGTATTTTCACTAAAAAACTTATGTTCTTTGGTAATGGTTGCAACTTTTTGTTGTAGTTTGCCACGGAGAGTCCCAAGTTTTTTAAGTTTAGTATCAGATCCAGAAAAGTCCTGCATCTTCTCTTCAACTGCCTTCAGTTCACCATTGTATCCATCTACTTCTTTAAGGTGAGAATCAATATCTGTACCAATCTGCTTAATCTTATCTCTCTTATCTTGAATATTTTTCTTTCCAGTCTCCTCTAAGTCAGAAATAAAGTTCTTCTGCATATCAATTTTTTCTTCCACCAAGTCTCTACGAATGGTGAGTTCACGAACAGTTTCATTCGTGCTACGAATTCTCTCACGAAGAATGTTACTCATGAAAGAAAAAATTCTAATGTCCAAGAGATCCTCAATAATCTCACGGCGACTGGCGGCAGGCAGTTGCATGAATGGAACAAAGGATGCACTGCCAAGAATGACGATCTGAGTGAAAGACTTATAGTTCAGTTTAAGAACGTTCTCTTCCAACCACTTCTGTTGATCGGTTGCTGCTGCTTCACGATCAAGAAGTGATCCGTTCTTATAAATCTCAAACACATTCGGTTTGATCCCACGAATAATTTTCCAATCAATTGCACCAGTGGAAAACTCAATCTCCACCAGACAATCCTTTTCATTTACACTGTTAACCAGTTGAGGTTTATTGATCTTACGAAATGGTTTGTTAAACAGAACAAAAGTAAGAGCATCCAGAATCGTGCTCTTTCCTGCTCCGTTAGTACCAACAATTAAATTTGTTTGTGCTTCAGTAAAATCAATCTCAGTAAAGTGATTCCCAGTGGAAAGGAAATTACGCCATCTTATCTGTTTGAATAAAATCATTATCTCTTGGTGGGATCACTAGGTCGTCAGATGTGATAATCACATATCGGTAATTATACACGTTACAGGTGTTTATTGCAACCTCATCATCAACTTCTATAACGGACATTTCTGGGTAGTCTTCTGCCTCTAAGAGACCAACATAACGAATTGCATCGTCTTCTTCCTCAAAGAGGTACAGTGCCTTTTCTCCGTCCTCATCATGAACTGCATAGGCACCCTCATCTTCTTGCCCAGCAACTGTAAGTATGAACATTACTCCAACTCGCAAGCCTCTTGATAAACTTCTTTCATCAATTGTTTGACAATATCTTTGTCTAGGTCAAAATCTGAATCGTCAATGTATTTATTCAGAATGGTCAAAGTGTCCTCGCACTCATCTTGAGACAAATTAACTTCATCATCATTGATTGCAAAGTTTTCAACAATCTTGATATCAACGCATCCAGTTTTGATAATCTTATCAATGAACTTTTCAAATTGGAGTTGATCTGATTTTTTACGGACAACAACCTTAACGATCTTGTCTTTCAGAAAAGAGGAGTTGAATGTTTTGTAATTAGAATCCTCATAGTAGATTCTTTCAAACATTGTATATGGATTCTCAATGAACTCCATTTCATATGTTTCTGTATCAAAGATATGAAATCCTCTCTTATCATCTACATCATTCCAGAACATCTGATAGGGATTTCCAATATAGAAAATCTTTCCATCATTAGATCGTGTGTGATAATGACCAGAAAATACAAGATCAAACTTATCAAAAGAAGATGGATCCATGCCATGATCCATAACATGACCACGGTGAGACTGGAATCCATTTAACTCCAAATGCCCCATGACAACCTTTGCTTTTGACTTTTTAACAACGTCAAAAGTTTGATCATGATTATCTTGACAGATCCAGGGAACCAGAAGAATATCCAGATCAGCAACTTTATATTCTTTTGGTTCCGTAACTTTAACTACATTCTTATACTCAGTGAGCAAAGAATTGATAGAGTTGACATCATTGGTATTTTTGTAATAAGCATCATGATTACCAACGATGTTGTATAATTTAACTCCTAAATCTCTAAACTTATCGTAAACATTTTTCTTTGCCCAATCTAATGCCCAAAAATCAATAGTCTTACGACTATCAAAAGCATCCCCAAGGTGGATAACCGTTTTAATGCCCCTCTCCTCTAAAGTAGGAAAGAAAACGTTGTCATAGAACTTTTGAAAGAAATCATGAAAAGTTTTACTGCTCTTACGAGCACCATAATGAGTATCGGTTATCAGAGCAATTTTCATGAATAAAGTTTAGATTGAATGTTCTCCTTAATGGTATTATAATCGGAAGTATTGTAAATGTCACCATCTCCACTGAACACTTCATCAAATCCTGATCGTTCAATGATTTTAGTCCGAATATCCATTTGACGTTTCTCTTTTTGAATCCTTCTCAGAAATGCATAATGGATAATCTGAGTGAAGTATGCAAAAGGATTTGAAGACTTCTCTGGATCAAAGTTCTTGATGTACTGAACACAATTTTCAATACCATCACAAATCATGTCCTCACGGAACATGTAGTTTACAAAGTTTGGTTTGTAAGACAGGTGAGTGGCAATCTTCAGAAAACATTCTCCAAGATAATTTGTAATACGAGGAGTTGGTTCTCCCTTCTCATGTGCTGCTTTGACTTTGTTTCGGTAAACAATCAGTGCTTCTAAAAACTCTTTGTTGTTTACATAATGTTCTGATTTTTTTCTAGTTCTAGACATTTCATGATTTCTTTTTAACTATGTTCATATTATAGCACAGAATCAAAGGGCTTGACAAGTTCAAGTATTTTAAGTAGAATCACTCTGTCAGGGTTAAAAGGTTACTTTAGCTACTTTTATAGAGTCTCTCTAAAGACACTCTAGCATCAGAGATAGATGATAAGAATCCCATTTCTTTATTTGCTTTGGTTTCATTTGAGTCTCTATCTTTATCTCTTAAGTACTTATTATAAACAGAGATCATTTGTTCATCAGTTACTTCACTAATCGTAATCACTTTTTCCATATCAATAATTATAATAGAATCTCCCGTTAATGTCATCCATGGGTTAACTTGAACAGCATTCACACCCATATGACGAATAGTAATAGTTTCAAATACAACAGGTGATTCTAATAATAGTAAAGTTCTTGTTTCTTCTTCGCAAGGAGTTACCTTAGCAAATACTTCTTCTCCAGATACAAGTTTAATTGCTGCATAGAATTCGTCTTTATACATTTTCCTTTAAACTTACTTGTACGATTTCATAATTGAATTTCTCTTGATTATAAATCTTGATTCTTTCAACTAAGTGATTCAATGTATAATTCTTCCTTGACTTAAAGGTTATATCATCAGCGATATCATAAAGAACTGCTTGAGTCTTGTTGTCTCCTTTTCTTAGAACTCTTCCTATTGATTGTAGATTTCTAATTCTTGATTTGGATGGTGATGCAAAGATTACGTTGTGTAAGTTCTTAATATTGATACCAGTTGAGAAGGTTCCATAAGATGCAACAATGATTGCATTATTTTCTCTTTCAGTAATTTCCCGAACTAGTTCTCTTTGTTCAGCATCAATTCCACCGTGTACATAAAATACTTTACGATTTCCTTTCACTGAATTATTTATTAATTCGTATAGTGGTTCACCATGCGTGGAAACCCTACTAAAAAGAACAAGACTATTACCCTTTAGATCTAGAACCAGATTTTTGATAAAGTTATTTCGTTTTCCATGTCCAATAATATATTGGATTTCATCTTCATAAGTTTCAAACTGATGTGCATCATGCTTCATAAGTAAAACATGAATTTGTAACTGAGAGAGATGTCCTTTATCAATTAGATCTTTTGTTTGTGTGACTTTATATGATGGTCCAAACAATCCCTCTAAGACCCACTTATGCGTCTGTGTACCGTCTAAAGTACCAGTGAACCCAAATCTATACTTAGCACTATCCATCTTAGTCATAATGCTGACTAGAGACTTAGATTTGAATAAATGTGCTTCATCACCAATGATGACTTCAAAGTCCTTGAAGAATGGCCTTTGTAACTTATAGATTGATTGCCAAGTTGTAATTGTTACTGGATATTCATTAGTCTTTTCACGACCAGAGTAAATTTTGTGACAATATTGATCTGCATTCCACCCATAGTCCTGGAAGTCCTTAAACATCTGTTCAACTAGAGATGTTGTTGGAACAACTAAAAGAATCTTTTTATTTTTTTCTGCAAAGTATCTCACCACAGAATAAATCATCAAAGATTTACCAGATGCAGTTGGAGAGATGAGTAGTTTACGATTATATCTTAACGCATCATATACTGCATCAACCTGATAATCTCTTGGTTTGAATCTTGCAATACGAGTCATATAATCCTTGACTCCTTCATAAGAAATCATTTCATTGACTTCAAATGGAGGTCCATAGAACTTATTATTTTCAAACTCTACTGTATATCCAGAGTTTTTTGCCCATGCCATTACTTTGTCAAGAAGACCAACATAGATCTCACCAGTATGAGAACTATACAGTCTAATCTTTCCATCCCAGTACTTACTACGGTACTGAGGCATGAACTTTGCACCAGGAATATCAAATGTAAAATGATCAGATAGTTCTTGGTTAATATGTGGTTCTGCTTTTACAGTCACATATACTTCGTTCTTTTTGCGAATAACAATATCAGACATAACCTCTAATGAATTGTTGCCACTCAATAGAATTCTTAATTTGATAAGTTCTATTGTTGATGGTTTTCAAGATGCTATCAACATAATTGAGCATCACTTGATAGTAATCAATTTTTGTTTGCTGCTTAATCAGATCCTCATCAGCATCCATGTACTTATCTACATCTTGCCTTAGAACTTTATGATCAAATGGATTATCAATATACACTTCTGGGTCTGCCTTGCCCGTGTAATATTGCCATTTATCCTTTTTAAGTTGCTTTAACTTATTTTCCTCAATCTTCTTAAGCAGAAGAATATTATTTAAAATTTTATAATATTTTGCATGAA